GATGCAGCAGAAGGAGCAGGAGAAGGAGCTGAACGAGCAGATTGACGACGCCAAAAAGCTGCTTACGGTCGCGGAAGACTCCAGAGTGGTCGAAAAATTGACCGAAAGGGTTGCTGCTCTCGAATTCAGGCTTGAGAATGAGATCGAGAAGTGGGAGGTTATCACCTTCCCAGCCATCAACACCAACGGAGACGAGTACTGGTACAAGAACCACATTATCGACCACCACGAGCCTGGTTCTAGGCTCCTGCGGAAGAAGAACTCAGCCCTGCACCCGGAGAGATTTGATGAGATAGCCCTGGCTAAGATAAGATCTACGTTGCAGAAGCGCCACTGGTCAGCCCTTTTCCAACAAAACCCTGTTCCCGATGAAGGTGTATACTTTAGGAAGGAGATGTTCCGGTATGAACCCTACGTCTCCGCTGATCTCTGGAGAAGATGGAACATCTTTATTGCCTGGGACCTGGCGATAGGACAGAAACAGGCGAACGACTGGACCGTCGGGCTGGTGGGGGCTCACGACCACGATGACCGGCTCCACATAATCGATATGATCCGGGTCAAGACGGACGAGTTGGCTGAGCTGATCATGAATACGCAGGAGCCGTATCACAAGAATTTTACGATGATGGGCCTGGAGCGCGGGCAGATTCAGATGGCGGTGATGCCCTCTCTGAAGAAGGAGATGAAGCTCAAACGGAGGTACTTCAGCTTCGACGAGACGCTGACGCCCATTACGGATAAATCAGCACGGGCTAGGCCTGCGCAGGCATGGATGCAGAGCGGTAGAATACTGCTGCCATCAGGCCAGCCCTGGGTCGAGACTCTGACATCGGAGCTGTTACGCTTCCCAGGAGGCGTGCATGATGATATAGTAGATGCGATGGCCTGGTTGGTGCGTATGGTGGCGAACCATGAGCCGCCGAGGCACAAGAAGGCAAAGAAGCACAAGAGCTGGAAAGACAAGCTGGCGAAGCATACGAGGGGAGACCACCGAGGCGGGAGTGCAATGGGTGCTTGAGATAGACGACAACTTGGTGAAGCAGCGCCTGATACCAACAATAGAGGCGCTGGAGAACGAGATGGATTTTATAGAGCCAGCGGACTTGATAAGCTTTTTTAACGAGTTCGGGCTCTTCATCGTACCGGCAGAGCAGCTGCTAGAATGTGACGGTTCCACGGAAACCGATCACAACGACAACTGACAGGGTAACGACATGGCTGAAGAAAAACTAGGTTTACGAGGTGCAATCGGCAGGCGTACCAGCCGCATGGCAGGCGTTATGGGCGAGATACGCAAGACCCGAGTGCCCGCTCAGAAGAAGGTTATCAAGAAGAAAGCCGCTCAGTGGGCCGGTAGGACGAAGAGCGCATACTCGAATTAGTCATGGCTGTCTTAACCGCTAAGAAGAGAAAGGGGCTCCGAACAGCTACGTTCGGACTGCCCGGTTCTCGCAAGTACCCCATGCCGGATCGCTCCCACGCGGCCAATGCGAAAGCTAGGGCCACGCAGATGGTGAAAGCCGGCAAACTATCCGCCGCATCGAAGTCTAAGATCTTCGCTAAGGCTAATCGCATACTCGGCAGGAAGGAGTCATAATGAAGATAACCCGCTCACAAAAGGCCGTAACTATCGGACTCTCTGCGCTAACCCAGTTTGCCATCGTCAGCGGTGGCGCTGTGATGGCCCTCATGGCTAACGGCGACGTCGTTACCAATAGCGGCTGGATCGTAGCAGGTATCACCGGGCTGGTGGCCGTAGCCAAAGATCTACGGACCCAGATGAACTTGGAACCGGTGTCAATGCCTGTTGCCGAAAGCGTTAAGAAGGGTAAGTCCGATGTCGAATGAGAGAGCTATTGCTTTAGAACAAGCTGAACGATACGTGTACGCCCGAGACAACGGGCACATCAACTACCTGCGCAAAGCAAAACTGTGCGAGAACTTTTTCGCCGGTATCCAGTGGGATGAGGACACCAAGGCTCGCCTTGCTAACTCCCGCCGCCCAGCGCTGACTATGAACAAGGTGCTGCCGTCTATGGCGGCTATCTTCGCTGAGCAGCTCAACAACCGGGCTGAGGTAGCGTTCCGGCCCGCTCGGGACGGCGAGCAGCAGGTAGCAGACGCACTGACTAAAGTGTGGCTCCAGATACAGAACAACAACAGGCTGGAGTGGCGCGAGTCGAACATGTTCGATGACGGAGCCATCACGAGCCGTGGGTTCTTCGACCTCCGCCTCGACTTCACCGACAACATATTTGGCGAAGCCAGAATCACCGTTCCCAACCCCCTCAATATAGTAATCGACCCCGACGCTGAAGAATACGATCCAGACTTCTGGAAAGAGGTCTTCCTGACTAAGTGGTTCAGCCTGGACGATATCGAGAACAACTATGGTAAAGACGTGCGCAAGGTCGTTGCCTACAAAGGGCAATCCGTATTTCCATTTGGATACGACTTCATTGACCGTAGACCGGATACCTTCGGCGGCGAAGGTCGGCGTGTGGCTGATGACGGTGCCCCGCATCGCAGGCGTTACAGAGTGCTGGAGCGCCAGTATAAGGTGCTCAGGCAGCGCGACCACTTCGTAGACCTGTACACCGGCGACACCCGGGTAATCCCAGATGATATGGACCGCGAGCGCGTTTCCCTCATTATGAAGGAGTTCCAACTAGGGACTATCAGGAAGGGCTGCGAAGAGATCAAGTGGACCGTTACAATCGACGACGAGGTGGCTCACGACGAGGTCAGCCCATACAAGCACTTTACTACTATCCCCTATTTCCCGTTCTTCCGTCGCGGTAGGACTATTGGCCTGGTCGAGAACATGATCGACCCGCAGGAGCTCTACAACAAGTCCACCAGCCAGGAGCTGCACGTTATCAACACTACGGCCAACTCCGGGTGGAAGATCAAGTCCGGCTCTCTACAGAACATGGACATCGAGGATCTGGAGACACGCGGATCCGAGACCGGCCTGGTCATGGAGTTGGACGATGTGGCTAACGCTGAAAAAATACTACCAAACTCGATACCAACTGGCTTGGATCGGGTTAGCTACAAAGCCGCTGAGGACTTGAAAGAGATCTCAATGGCGTCAGACTCTATGAAGGGATTCGATAGAGCTGATGTAGCAGCCAAGGCTATCATGGCGAAACAGGCACGTGGATCGGCCAACTTCGCCAAGCCGTTTGATAACCTTGGCTATACTAGGTATCTCCTGGCCCGTAACACGGTAGATCTGGTGCAGGGCCACTACAACAACGAGCGCATCGTCAAGGTTACCGGCAACGACCTCAACGCCCAGGCTGAAGACCTGGTGGTGAACCAGGTGGACGAGGTGTCCGGCGAGATATTGAACAACCTTACCATCGGCGAGTATGATGTGGTCGTGACAGCTGTACCGGCACGCAACAGTTTCGAGGAGAGTCAGTTCCAAGAGGCCGTGCAGCTGCGTGAGCTGGGAGTCGCTGTACCGGACGACATTATCATCGAGCACAGTCACCTCAACCGTAAGGCTGAGATTGCCAAGCGTATTAAAGACATGCAGGGTGGCGGTGAGCCGACTGAAGCACAACAGGCACTCCAGCGGTTGGAGGTCGAGATTAAACAGCTGGAAGCGGCTAAGATGCAGGCACAGCGCCAGGAGATCGAGTCCAAGACCGCTCTCAACCTCATTAAGGCGCAGCAGGCGTCTGAGGGCGAGGGTAGGAACGCTGGTGGCGGTGCCGGCCAGCAGGGTGCGGAACTGCTCAAAGTACAGTTGGAGCGGGAGCAGTCTGTGGCTGAGATGCAGCTGAAGAAGTACGAGATTGACCAAGAACTTGAGATCAAGCGGGAAGAACTCCAGCTTGAGCGCGAGAAGCTACAAGCAGAAATGATGTTGAAGAAAGTCGTTGAGGCCCAAAAAATCGCCAAAGAGCGGAAGGCTGAAGCGGAGAAACCTAAACCTGAAAAGTCTGAGAAGACTTAACCCACGGAGAAATAGTGATGCCAAAAATTGATATTGACTGGGATGATCCAGCAGCCGTAGCAAAAGCCAGAGGGGATTTACCCGATGATCCAAAGCCTGATACTGATGACAACGCTGATGACGACGCAGCCGCAGCTGCCGCCAAAGCGGCCAAGGATGCCGACGACGCTGCTGATGCAGACGTCAAGGCCAAGGCTGATGCAGACGCCAAGGCTGAAGAGGACGGCAAAAAGGATGAAGAGGGAGATGACAAGGCGAAGGCTGGCGAAGGAGAGGATAAGGGTAAGGGAGACAAAAACGACCCTGACCCAGATGCAGACCCGGACCCAGATGTAGACACCAAAGGCGTAATGATCCCCAAGGGTCGTTATGACTCGGTGAAGGGTCGTCTGAACGACGCTGAGGCCAAGATCAAGGAGATGGAAGACGCTGAGGCAGCCAAGGTACAGCAGAAGGTTGACGCCACCGCGAAAGCCGATGCTGACGCTGCCGTTGTGAAAGCCGACGCCAATAGGCAGACTCAGACCGATGAGATAGACGCTCTTGAAGTCCAGTACATGAAGCACCTCAAGGACGGTGAGGACGACGAAGCCCTGGCTCTGCGGAAGCAGATCCGGGCTAAGGAGCAGGCTATCTACCACCAGGAAGTGGAGGAAGTCGCGGCTAAGGCTAAGGGCGAGGCTATGTCCGAAACCCAGGCCAACCTGGAGTTGAATGCCACGTACGACTACGTGGAGGAGAATTTCCCTGTCCTCAATCCAGAGAACGACGACTACGACGAGGCCCTCGTGGCTGAGATCCAAGAGTTGCGCGGAGGCTTCATGGCGACGGGCAAGTACTCACAAACGGACGCCCTCCTGAAGGCGGTTAAGACGCTGGTCCCAGAGGTAAAGGATATACCTGGAACCAGCGCGGAGATTGACGAGGCTGCTAAGGCCGCAGCCAAGGAGAAGGCAGACGCCAAGAAGAAGGCTGATGTCGAAAAAGCCTTGGATACCGCCAAGAAACAGCCCACGGATATGAGTGGGACGGGGGATGACTCCAACAAAGGCGGGAAGGATACTCCCGATCCGAAAGCCTCGCAGCTGACTCGGACTGACTTCGACGTCCTCCCAGAGGAAGCTAAGAAGCGCATGCGGGGGGATTTCGCGATCCCAACGGAGTAAAAACCAGAAAACCCCAGCCCCCTTGCGGGGCTGGGTCATTTACCCTATAATGAGGGTATAACTTCGAATCCCCGTGCGATACAGGGGACGAGCATCGTAACCTCGTTAAAAGAGTCGTGGCCCGATTTTCTGCGCGATAGGCAGAGCTAACAATCCACTAACTTTTAATTGGAGGTTGCCATTATGGCTCTTACAAACTTTGGGCGTCTGACCAGTGAAGAGAAGACCGTTTGGTCTATGGACTTCTGGAAACAGGCCCGCAACTATTCATTCATGAATAAATTCGTCGGCTCTGGCTCCGACGCTCTCATTCAACGCATTACCGAACTCAAGAAGAGTGATAAGGGCGCACGCGCCGTGATCACGCTTGTTGGCGATCTGGTTGGCGATGGTATCGCCGGGGATCGTACCTTGGAAGGTAATGAGGAGGCGATGAAAAGCTACGATCAAGTAATTCGGATCGACCAGCTTCGTCACGCTAACCGCAACGAGGGTAAGATCGCTGAGCAGAAGTCCGTCGTAACCTTCCGTGAGCAGTCTCGCGACAAGCTCGCCTACTGGATGTCTGACCGTATGGATCAGATGGCCTTCCTCACCATGTCCGGCGTTTCCTATGCCTACCAGACCAACGGTAAGGCTCGTGTAGGTTCCGACCTGCCGTTCCTGGAGTATGCCGATGACGTGACCGCTCCTAGTGCCAACCGCCATCGTCGGTGGGACGTTACTACGGGTCTCGAAGCCGGTAATACCGCTGCGGTAATTGCCGCTGATTTCCCAAGCTGGGCCATGTTGGTCGAGTTGAAAGCCTACGCCAAGGACAGCTTCATTCGTCCTATCCGTGGTGAGGGTGGGATCGAGTTCTTCCACGTCTTCATGACTCCGCAGGGTATGGCGAAGCTAAAGCAGGATTCGGATTACCTCGCGAACGTTCGTACTGCTGGCGTTCGTGGCCCGGGTAACGATCTGTTCAAGGGCACCGATACCGTGTTCGTCGATGGCCTAGCCATCAGCGAGTATCGCCATGTGTACAACACCAAGGGCTTGGTCTCTGGCGTTGGCAAGTGGGGCTCTGGCTCTGACGTCGAAGGGCAGCGTGTGCTGTTCTGCGGTGCTCAGGCGATGGGTCTAGCCGATATCGGTGAGGCTGAGTGGAACGAGAAGGGTTTCGATTACGACAACCAGCAGGGCATCAGCATCGGGAAAATCTTCGGATACCTGAAGCCAGTGTTCTACTCGAACTACAACGAGTCCGACGAGGACTTTGGCCTGATCGTTTGCGATACCGCTATCTAAGCGGCGTCACGAACCTAAACCAAATTTGAGGAGATTAGACTCATGAAAGTATTTTCACATCAATGGCCTCTGTGCGTGGTCGTTCCCTGGACTTACGAGGACCTGCCCGCGACTGCTATCGCGAAGGCCATCGCAAATCTGCCGGGTGACGCGATCGTCGTGATCGGCCACATCCAAGTCGACGTCGGTACTGACTTCGGCACTTCCTGTGTGTTGGACCTCGGTGATTCTGCCGATCCCAACCGCTACACGTCGTCTCCGATCGACTTGCAGACGCCTGGAAACTCCTTTATAACCATTACAGGTTATAAGACGCTCGTGTCGGAGGACTTGATCATAACGCCGACTATCGTTACCGCTGGCGTAGCCACGGTTGGCTCGGGTCGGATCGTACTCATGTACGTCCGGGAAGGACGCGCCAACGAAGTACGGACCTAGAATTTCCGTGGGACCGTTCGGACGGGGGATAAAACCCCCGTCCACTTTTTAAATTCAACAGAGGGTGTATGTTATGGCTCAACCTGTAAAAATGAGATCGCTGCGTAAGTTTACGCTGCGTTCGCTTTCCGGGCACTGTATTCAATTCGAGAAGGATGTGTCCACCATTGTCCCTGCCCACCTCGTTACTGAGGCTATGGCAAAAGGGGCTGTACCTGACGACGAAACTGTCCTTGAAGTGAATGAGGGCGAAGTAGTCGAAGATCCGACAGGCCTTGATCGTGAGGTCAAGATCAAAGAGGCTTTGATAAAGATCCGCGCCAGGAATGGCCGGGACGACTTCACCGCCGGCGGTAAGCCGAAAGCTGGTGTCACGAAGGATGAGACCGGCTTCATGGTCGACCAACGCGAGATCGCGAAAGTGTACCAGATGATACTGGATGAGGAACATGGCGATTGATGTCGCCTATTTGATAGAAACTCTCCGGGAAGACTTGGGTGACCCTGAGCTTCCCGGAGACGGTTCTACTCCTGACGAGGATTCTTTGTGGTCCAACGCTGAGCTGCTCCGGTATGTGGACGAGGCTCAGAATGAATTCTGCCAGCGCATAAACGCGCTCCCGGACTCCACACGCTTCGCCTCAGTGGTGACGGCTGATGATCCGTGGGTTAAGGTAGATGAGCGGGTTACCCTAATCCGCAAAGGGCGGCTAGAGACGCTCAAAACAGATTTAATACCGGTCACGCTTAAAGAGATTGAAGCAGGCGTGCACGCTAACGATTATGGCAAGTTTACTACGAGCTCTGATTGGGAAGACCGGGTAGGTCCCCCGCAGTATGTAGTGACTGATCTCGAAGCTGGCAAGGGGCGACTCGTGCCGACTCCTGTAGCAGACGACGTGATATCGTGGTCTGTATACCGCATGCCCAAAACCGCGCTTATAGATGGAGGGTGCCTAGAGATCGAGAACAAGTTTCGCCGGGGCCTGCTGCTGTATGCTAAGGCTAAGGCTTATTCTAAGCATGACACAGAGGCTCGGGCTGATACCCGAGCAAGAGGCTTTGAGGATAAGTGGGAAGACTTCATTGATAGGTCTGACCTCGACCATAAACGTAAGCGCCGTAGAGCACAGAGCATGCCTACAGGCGGGGGGTATTTCTGATGGGCAGCACAGTTCCAGCCAAGTCATATCCGATTAACCTAACCATCGAGGCAGGGGCTACGTTTGCTCCTTTGTGGACTTGGAAAACGGGAGACTCGTTGGAGACAGCGACGCCGGTCGATTTAACTGGCGCTACTGCGCGTATGCACATCAGGGCAGAGGAAGACTCTGATGCAACTTTGTATGAATTAACTACTGAGAATGGGCGTATAACTCTTGGCGAT